ATGATCCCGAGGGAGAGGCTCTGAGGGCGGTGTACGCCGCGCTACCGATTGGAGCGACGATCAGGGTGTTGTGTTCCGAGCAGGATCGAAAGATCTGTGAGCAGCCGCACGGGTTTCGCTTCCTGAGCGTGACCCCGTGGGGGGAGTACATCGGGTTTGACCAGTGGGACATGATGTTCCTGGTGCACCCGTACCCGGCCGGCAGTGTGAGGGGGAGGGCGTTGGCGGGAGAGATGAACCGCCGTCAGATCCCGGTGCTGCTGGTGAAGACGATCGAGGAAGCGAAGAACTGGCAGTACCGGGCCACGCAGTAAAATCCGTCACCACGGTCCACAGCCGCAAAGGAGGTCAATGCCCCCACAGCAGAGATTCGTCATCCGTGCCGTCGACGCGATGGGCAACGGGTTCACGATCAAGGAATCCCTGGATCCTGAGGAGAGCTACCAGCTCTACTCGGAGATCTATGAGTCGGAGGAGCCCCTGACGATCTACCACGAGACGTGGCAGGGGTTCAAGAAGCAGTCGTACTCGTTCAAGCACGTCAACGTCTATGGCATACGCCGGCAGACAAGCACCGGCATCAGCTGGTAAGGAGGTCAAGTTGGGTGTCGACATCTACCTCGAATGGGACGGGAAACCTGAACCCAAAAAGGGAGTCAACTGGGATCACCCCGAGAGCTGGGGATCCATCAACAACGGCAAGGGCGTCTACATCCGTGAGAGCTACTTCTCCGGCCGTCGGGCCAGCGAGGTGCTGATGCCCGAGTCCTACGCCACCAGCAGGGAGGAGTGGCTCAAGGAAGCTCCCGGTCCATGGGGAACCAGTCTCGCAACCATGGTGCGTGAGCAGGAGCAGGTCGCCACGCGCTGCACCTGGAACGAAGAAGGTGACGTCCACATCCCCGTGGACCTACTACGTTCCCGGCTGGAGGGCACCGAGATCGCCTGCATGGAGCGCTACTCCGACAACGCCGAGTACGGCAAGGAGCACTTCGAGCAGTTCGTCGAGTTCGTCGACAAATACGAGGAGCTGGAGAACGCCGGCATGAACCCTCGTATCAGCAACAGTTACTGAGGAGGTCAAGCAATGAACACCCAGGTCAACCTCGACCTGACGCGGTCCGAGCGTCCCGTGATCACGATCTACGACTACCTCTGGGGTGAGGAGCCGAATTGCAAGCTCGTCATCTCCACGACCCACGAAGCCACAGTCTGGATCGAGCTCAACGACACCCACATCAAGGAGATCGTCGAGAAGCTGACGGTCAAGTGGCCGGAAATTCTTGCCAAGTACAAGGCTGAGAAGCTGGCCGAGAAGGAGAAGAAAGCCGCTGAGGAGACCGAGAAAGCCATGCAGGTAGCCGCAGCTGAGGCCAGCTTCATCTCCGACGGCTCAGCACCCTTCTAGCATGGTTCCACAGCCGCGGTGCGTCAACTGCGGCCTGGGCGTGATCCACTACATGGGGGTCTGGGTTCATTCCAGGCCCCCACTTCACGTCAAGGCAGCCAGCGTGGTCGCCGGCGTCCGGTACGACCACAGGATCGAGGTCAGCATCGAGTCCAAGCCTCGCAACGAGGTGACGGCACTCGATTGGCCCACTGAAGCCAATTACCCTCCGCATTACAGCGGGGACAAGGACTAAGGAGGTCAAATGAACGAGGTCGCTGAGAAGCTCCAGAAGGTCCGTGACATTCTCTCGGATCCCAAGCACTGGGTCAAGGGTGACTTTGGAGACTGGGACCCGGACACAAATACTGGACAGGTATGCCTCCTGGGTGCCTGTCTCGTCGCCACCACCGGAGCAGCCTACGAACTCGACGATGACTCCGACGAAGACCAGTTGTACCGGGACACAGCACGCCAACTTCTCGACTGCTTACCCGACACTCGATACTCTCACGTTCACATCGATAACGTCGCATCCTTCAACGACAAACCTGAAACCACGCACGAGGATGTCCTCAAAGTCATCGACTGCGCGATCCACAAGGTCACTGAAGAAGGACTCGTAGGAGCCTGATCCTCGGTTGGGCCTTTATGCATGAAAGTGCATAACGGCCTACCCGGGCACCACGCCCGAATCCAAATCACACAGGAGGTCAACCCATGGGTCATGAGGTAGAAAGCCTCGTCCTCACCGACGGCCAGCCAGCCTGGCACAAGCTGGGAGTCGTACTCCCGTCCAAGGCGCTTCACTCCGACGAGGTCCTCAGATACGCGGGCCTCGACTGGTCAGCGAACCAGGAGAGCATCTTCCACCACGACGCCGACGGTCGGATGGTGGAGATCCCCGGCTGGAAGGCTGTGGTGCGCGACAGCGACAACTCCGTGCTGGGGATCCAGACCGACGAGTACAAGCCCGTCCAGCCGTCCGACCTGACCGCAGCGCTGGACACCCTCGTCGACACCGGGGAAGCGTTCTACAAGACAGCAGGGAGCCTCAAGAAGGGCCGTCTGATCTTCTTCCTGGTCGAGCCACCCACCGACTGCTGGATCGCCGGCGAGCAGCACCTCAAGTACATCTTCGCCCGCACCAGCTTCGACGGCAGCTCGGCCACCGCGTTCAAGACGACCATGGTGCGCGTGGTCTGCAACAACACCTTCCAGAACGCAGTCCTGGGTGGTGGCCGGGAGATCACCTTCCGGCACGTCGGAGACATGTCAGAGCGGCTCGAGGAGGCACGCCGGGTGCTGGGGCTGGCAGAGGTCAGCTGGCAGCGGATGGCGGACAATGCCGAGAAGCTGGCGATGCTGAAGATGAACGATCACCAGTTCGACGGCTTCGTCAACCACATGTTCCCAATCCGTGGTGATTCCCAGCGGTCTAAGACCATCGCCCTCAACAAGCGTGCCAAGGTCCACGAGATCTACGCCCGCAGCGATGACCTCAACAACATCCGCGGCACCAAGTGGGGTGCGCTCAACGCGGTGGTGGCCTGGAACGACCACTACGTCAACCGCCGGGCCACCAAGCTGAACAGCAGCGCGGCCAACCGGACCCAGAGCATCTTCATGGCGAAGGGCTACCCGCAGAAGGCAGCTCTCCTGCTGAGCCGGCCCTGATGGCCAAAAAGCTCAAGCGCTACTCAGCAGAGTTCAAGGCTGAGATCCACTCGACGATCTTCTTCAACGCCTCCAGCCGCAAGAAGGCCGAGTGGTATGTCAACAAGGTGCTGGAGGAGCAGAACGAGATCAGCTACTCCGATGCCATCGACGGAGAGGCCACAACCTGCAACTACGAGCTGGTCCACATGGGCCGTGACGATGGCTAGGTACAGGGTCATCCTTGAGCGCAACCAGACCCTGCACATCTACATCGAAGCCAAGACCGACGATCAGGCTATGGAAATCGCCATTCGAGCCGAAACTTCGTACCAGAAACACGGTGCCATGTCGCTGGGAGAAACCTTCCGGAAGACCACCCACTATCAGCCATGGATACTCAAGAAGGTCGATCTTCTGTGATATCCAAATCCTCCGTACCCCGTGCCCCGTCGTCCTTAAACCCCATCCTCAAATCCTCAGAATGAAGACCGATCACCAGCGGATCATGGAGTGGCTGTGCTCGCACGGCTACTCCTGGTCCGAGTCAAAGAACCAGTGGATCGACTCTCAGCCGGGAGGATTCAGCACCGAGGATGTGATCGGGGCGCTGGACGCAGCCCACGGATGGTTCACCAGCAAGGGCCAGGATCTCAAGAAGCCGCTGGCCTACGTCTTCACCACCAACCGGGAGGGGATGTCGATGGTGACCCGTCAGATGCACCGCCGGATGGACAAGGTGGTGAAGGCCGAGAACGATGAGATCCCGGCCTTCACCCCATCAGGAATGGCGATCGTGAGCGAGCTAGCTGCCCGCTTCGGGGTCCAGGCTTGACGGCAGTGCCGCGATCTTGAGCTTGGTCTGAACCAGCTTGTAGAGAACCTCGAGGGTTACAGGTTCGACGCCCTCGAGTTTCTTTACGAGGTCCTCCTTGCCCAGTCCCACCATCTTCAGCGTGAAGGGGATGTTCTCCCTGGGCAGGGTCAGCAGCCATTGGTAGACCACCGCAGGCGGGTACTCAGCCTCCACCGGACCGGGCAGCAGCTCGTCCTCCGGGTTGCCCATCTGCGAGAGATCGTGGTGGACGGGGTTGGCAATGATCAACCGCTCACCATCCTCGTAGTTGCGGTAGCCGTTACACCAGCCGTTCTCCCCGTTCTCGTCCCGCTTGGGGCACTTCCAGTACCACGACCCGGCCGGACCACCCTTGCCATCGTTCTTGCGCTGTTTGGCGACCATGATGTGGTTGGCGTTTTTCGGGCATGGCGGCCCGGCAACGGCGGTATGGCCCTGAGAGCCAGCCGAGGGCGCCACGGGGCGGCTAGGCCCATCAGAGCCTGCTCCCGGCCCATAATCCGGGCTTTCACCGGACACGGTCTGCGCTTCCTCGTAGGAAACCTCCCCGTGACCGAAGAGATTGGAACAGGCACGGTTGCGTGCCCGGGTCTCAGCGGTGGCCAGGATGTCGTGGTGGACCTTCTTGCGGGCACTGGCCTTCTCGAACCGCTCCTCTGAGATGTCGCAGGCGGCGACGCCATCCTCGTACCGGCCATTGGGAGCCGTGGCGCGCGCATGGACCTCAGCCGACAGCACCTGCCCCGACAGGTCGCGCTCCGTCTTGAAGTCGAGCACCTGAACCGACACCGAGAAGCACATCGACAGCTTCTCCCAGCCCGACTTCTTGATGAACTTGCGGTCCCGGCCATCCTTGTCCTTGCCGATCCACTGCCAATCGCCGGCGTCGAGGACTGCTTCCTTGAGCTCGTTCCAGCGGACCAGCGATGCCTTCATCTCTTCCGGCGTGATCGTCGGCAGGATCAGCTCCTGGTTCGACACCACCGAGAGATCCGTGGTGTGGGGACTGATGATCTCCCCGGTATCCGAGTCGATGGTCACAACCTCACCTTCCATTACCGTTGCCATTCCTGACCTCCTTCAGCGCGTTGATGAGGTCCCCAACCGGAACCTCGTAGATCGTGGTCAACATCCCGATGGCATCCAGCCCCGGGGTGTACTTCCCGTTCTCGTAATCCTTGACCGTCTGAAGTGAGCACTCCAGCCGTTCGGCCACATCGACCTGTCTCAGTCCCGCCTTCATCCTCATCCCCTGAAAACTGTTCTTCGGCGTGAAACTTCTCACCCCATAAGGATAAGCTATAACGACACTCAAATGGAGGCCGAGAGGCCGAGGAGGACCATGCCCAAGTTGATCAACACGCGCCAGCTCCGCAAGGACGTTCGGACCCTGTTCGCGGAGCACGGGCTGGAGTACAAGTCGATGTCCGTCAAGCACGTCCGTCGTGAGAACTCGGATGAGGAGTCGGTGACCATCAGCGGTTACAGCACCGACGAGATCCAGGGAGTCATCGAAGGCGTGGAGGCCGAGGCATAGCAGAAACAACGGGGCTCCCTTTGGGGGGCCCCACCCACAGGAGGTACGAATTCGATGTCCCAGAGGAACCTGTCGCTTCCGCCCGACCCCGTACCGCAGTCATCAAAGGGCACGCAGTCATCTACAAGGCTGCCAAGAACCGTCGTGCTGAAGACGTTATACGGGATCGAATCGGTGCAGTTCTCGGAGATCACGCTGATCCACTACAGGGAGCACTTCGAGTCCATATCACTGCGCGAATCAATCGCCCACCATCTGTGTCAGCCCGACGCCGACCACGACCCATCGTCAAGCCTGATATCGACAACTACATCAAGACGATTTTTGATGCATGCACCAGGTCACACGCTGTCTGGATCGACGACGCTCAAGTGTGCGTACTCACGACGGAAAAGCAGTACTCCGACCACCCCGGCTGGCACGTCGTGATCGAGGAGATCGAGTGATGGAACCTGACGCTGCCGAGAAGGAACTCTGGCACTACGACATGACCCCGGATGCGAAGGCGGCATGGGACGCCAACGGCATGGACGGAGCGGTGACCGGGGAGTCGCCCGTGATCGTCAGTTTCACAACCATGGGCTACGACAGGGGCTACCGAGCCGGTCTGGCAGCCAGCCCCAGCGAGGAGGTGCTGAAGCTGGCTGATGAACTCGCGCACCGAGTCACCGTAATGGAAGCTGACCACAGCCTGAAGTACCCGCTGGACATTCTGATCCGTGACAGCAAGGTGGTATCTAGAGCGGTCGATGCCTTCCTCGCGGCTCGGGCGGCTCTCCGTACTACCAAGGAGGGGGAGCGGTGAGTCCGAATGAATGCCTGACCACGGTGGGCGAAGCACAGACCACGAACCTGCTGGCCCTGCTGATAGCCACTATTGGCGTGCTCATCTGGCGGGTTGTCAGGCTTCTCCGTACTATAGGTAGCGCCATTTTGTTCGCCGCCCTTGACGCCTATCTAGCGAAGCGGGAGGGGAAGGATGGCTGATCGAATCGAGGAAATCAAGGCGAGGCTGGGGGCCGCCACCACGTCCTCTTGGTATGACAACGACCTCGTTGCCCAAACGGGGCGCACAGAGGATGCCGAGTTCATCGCCCACGCCCCAGAGGACATCGCCTACCTGCTGGAACGATTGGAGGAATCCGAAGCCCTCATAGACCTGGCTGAAACTGCATGGTGGCTAATCGCTAACGCCTCAGGCGGCAACTGGGGGAAGCAGTCGGACGAGTGGCAAGGCGCTGCCATCGTATGGCGCGAGAAATACCACGCGGCTCTAGCGAAGCGGGAGGGGAAAGAGTGAAGGCAGCTGGGTACCTCACAACCGCCGACCTCTACAACCTCGACGTGGCCTGCGGACTCATCAGGCGCGCCTTCGACGGACCGCCATATCTCGTCGGGTCTGCGATGGAGAAGCCGGACCACCGCGACGTGGATATCCGCCTCATTCTCGATGACCGCGCCTTTGACTCCCTCTTTGGCGTGGACGTTTCCAGTTGGAATCCGGCGCAACTCTGGGAGCTACTATCCCTGGCGCTGGGCGACTACCTGCGGCAGCGCACCGGCCTGCCTATCGACTTCCAGATTCAACGCCAGACCGAGGCTAATGCTAAGCATCACAAGCCCCGGAACCCGGTCGGGATGTCGCGCACCTACGCTGGTGGTGGTGACGCTACGCCGCTCTTAGGCTCAGCTCTCGCGGCTCTCTGTACTACCAAGGAGGAAACACATGGACTACGTTGATCCCGCGTTCGATCCCCTACGCCGGAAGGTTGATGAGTGGATCAAGAACCCCTCTGCGCATTCGACCCGGCCCGTTCCTACGGCAGGAGTCACCGTCTGGAACGTGAAGTGCCCCTACTGCGCAGTGGTGATCGAGTGGACTTCCCGCGACGGCAACCCGCCCGTTCAGATGCTGCGGCACGACCTGTTCACCCACGTTGCTGCGTACCACGCGACCGTCACTGGCGGCCTCACGGTCAGTCTCCCGGCGGCTCTCCGTACTACCAAGGAGGGGGAGGATGGGTGATCCGGTAGAGGACATCAAGGCAAGGCTGCTAGGGCGCACCTTCTCGGCGGGTGGCGTGAGCCCATGGCACTACAACGACATTGAGTTCCTTCTGGCCGAAATCAGTCACCTCCGTACAGCCAGCCCCAGCGAGGAGGAGATCCTGCGTCGAGCTTCTGTCATCGCGGCTGAACACGCCACCTACATGAACACCAACGGGATCGAGGGCGCGCAAAGCGGGACTCTCGACTGGCTGGCTGATCGCCTGGCGGCTCTCCGTACTACCAAGGAGGGGGAGCATGAATGACGCCTTGGGGTGGGGTCACCTTCCAAGGAAGGCCGTGATGGAACCTGACGCTGCCGAGCAGCTAGAAAGCTACGTGGTGACCGAGGCGGAATGGAATCAGTTGCTCGTGTCTTTGATGCCGGAGAAGCCGTGGTGGCGGTTTTACATGCCTATCGGCAAACGCGCCGAACCGATGCAGAAGTTGATGGCCCATGACCGAGCCCTCCGAATTCTGGCGGCTCTCCGTACTACCAAGGAGGGGAAGTGAGAGGAGGCCCAGTCCCAGTAGAAGATCGGTGCCGCACCTACTGGAGCTCACACGGCTGCAAGAAACGCCGCGGCCACCAGGGACACCACCGCTGCGACCACGGGTGCATCTGGCCCGAAACCATTGAAGGCGTCATCTACTTCGGAGAGGACGCACCACAACCACAAGGAGGTCAAATTGCAGGAGATCACAGTCCAACTCCCCGATATGGAGGGGACACCACTTCCTGAACTCATCGAGTTCTACGATGCCCAGCTCGAGAAGCTCAAGACAATTCAAAACTGGTATTACGGAGTACGCCGGTACATCCAGGCCGAACTCCGCGAAGAGGGTGCCGTGGCAGTCCTCACAGACGGTCGCAAGGCCACCGTCACCGGATCCACATGGGAGTATCCCGACGAGATCGCCGAGGAGTATCCCGCCCTCGCATCTTTCATTCTCGAAACCACGTTCCCGACCGAGAACGACCGGAACCGCGCGAGTGAACTGATCACTGAGGAGTTCACGGGAAAGAAGATCAAGCTCGTCGAGAAAGTCAAGGTGGATGGTCGTGCCGTTCGCAAAGCCATTGACAACGGCGGTCCGGCGGCCGTCCGTCTGCTTCAACTCAGGACTCGAAAGAATCCTGAACTCGTCATCCAATGACCGAGGTCGAGGAACTCAAAGAAGCCGTCCGCGAAGCCCACCAGGCCATCAAGGATCTCCGAGCCGAGATCAAGACCGCGGTCAAGGTCGATCAGGCTATCAAGTCCTCAATCCCACGCCACGTCGGAGATGCCATTGCCACTGAGGTCGGTAAACAACTCGAGACACTCGCCCTCAGCATGAACGAGAACATCAAGCGTTCTACCGAGAAGATCGTCAACCGGTTCGAGGCTCTTGCCAACAAGCTCATGAACTTTGAGATCAACGGTAAGAAAACCACCCTCGACAACATCATCAGTCGCAGTACCAAGGAGGTCAAATGAACTACGCAGACGTACCCATCGAACTCATCGACGTCGAAGAGCAGCAGCGCAGGGAGCTGGGGGACATCACTCCCCTGGCCGAGTCGCTGGCCCACATCGGGCTGCTCCAGCCCATCAACGTCAGGGCGGTCGAGGATCGCTACGTGGTGGTCACCGGCCACCGCAGGCTGGCTGCGGCCCGTGAGGTTGGCTGGGCCACCATTCCCGCCATCGTGCGGGAGGAGAACCACCACCAGCGCGCCCAGTTCGCGGAGAACACCCAGCGACTGGACCTGACCCTCGAGGAGACTGCCTCCGCAGTGCAGCAGCTGATCGAGCTTGGTGAGGATCCCGCGACCATCAAGACCAGGAACACCTTCATGGTGGCCGAGGACTGGCAGCTAATCCACGTCGCACCCGAGGTCGTGAAAGAGGGCCTCGAGTCCGGCCGGCTGGGAATCGCGGAGCTTCGTACCCTGAAGCCCCTGATCATGGAGGCGACTCCTGAGCAGTGGGCCGAGCTGCTCCCGCAGAAGGACTTCGTGACCAGCTACGATGCCGAGCGCCTCGTCGACCGCTGGGAAACCGTCAAGAACATGACCGCAGTGCGTGCCAAGTTCGATGCCCTGGGGATCCCCGAGAGCACCAGCGATGTCAAGGGCGTGGCCGCTCTGGGCAAGTGGGAGGACTCCTACGAGCGCAAGGTCAACATGACCACGGCCAAGCACCGCAAGTACGCCTGCCACGCCTACATCATCAAGTGGGATGGGAAGGCGGTCGAGGTCTGCACCACCCCGGCGGTCCATGAGGCCCTGTACTCGGGCTACAACGTCAACACGGGGCAAACGTCAGGGTCCAACAGCACGGGGCAGGATCTTGCTCTCAGCAGCCGCGAGACGGCCAAGAAGACCAGGGAGACGAACAAGGAGTGGCGCGCAACCCGTGAGGCTCGCGAGAAGGCCGGTCGGAAAGCTATCAACGAGGTGACCTACTCCCTGATGATGGAAGCTCTGCTCAGTGAGCTATCTCCCGGCCGAATCCAGGATGCATTCAAGGCAAGGAATGTGGAGATCAACATCCCCGTGAATCCTCGCAAACTGGTGGAGGCCGATGATCCCCTTGACATCCTCAGATTCCTCATCATCGGCTTCTCCGAATCCATCCTTGGAGCCGCTGACGCCCACGCCACGTCGTACCAGTTGAGCAAGGCCGAGTGGGTCTTCGTCCAGGAGTATGTCCGGCAGCTCACCGAATCCAAGTACAAGTGGTCGGCGATCGAGAAGAAGATCCTCGGACAGCTGGGGATCAAGCTCAAGTGAATCCTGCAGAGTGGTGGTGGGTCGGTGCGACGGCCCTTACCACCCTGTACGTCGGTTACCTGATCATCAGAATTCGGAGGACGAAGTAATGGCGCTCTGGGCCCGGCCCACAGGAGTCTGCAGAAAGATGGAGGAGTGCCCCGAAGCAGCCAAGCGGCACACGCGCGGACCCTCCGATTTCACCGCCTGGATGAAGTGGGCCGCAGGAATGCGAAAGACCCACGAACAGACCATGTGCCCGGTTTGCGGGTACATCGCCTGCTGGGAGCGAAAGTACCCCGATCCCAAGCCGATCTAGCCGAGCAGGGGACCCCCTCAGACTTCTGGCGGGGTCCCCATCGTCTCAGACGGATCGTGATACTCCAGCATCTGCGAATTACCCGGTAGTACCGACACCGGAGCTGGACCAGGTGGAGGATCGTTGGGCATCGGCCCAGGAACCAACCACCCGGTGATCGCCACGCTGATCGTGAACACGTAGGCAATGATGTCGGGCGGGACCACGATGTGGAAGTACGACTCCACGGCGAACAGGATCAGCCCGTCGATGGCAGAAATCGTGGTGACCCCAATAACTTTGGGGTGGATCTGAAGCCCCATCAGGCCCGCGGTCCACCGAATCCCGCAAACGTCGCACCCGAGAAGTAGAACCATAGCCCGGCAAGGACACCGATCACCCAGCCGTAATGGACGAAGAAGCCGCCTACCGTAACCGCGATCGGTACGGCAAGGCCGACGAGAATCGGACCCAGTAGGGCCACCAGAACGAGGCCGACTACAACGGCCACGACGAGGGCCAAAACGATGCGCGTGATCATGTCACTCCTTATTTGAGGTGGGCGAGTAGCCCATTGACGGCATCCCTGACCTGGCCCAACAGGAGCCGGTCAGCGTCTGAGAGCCCTTCTGCGGGCTCGACAGGCTCAGGTGGCTCCACGGGTGGGGTCACCGGGGGAGTGACCACGGGAGGTGTCACCACCGGCGGTACGACGACCGGCGGTACCACCACGGGAGGCGCTGGACGAAAGTGATCTGGAGTGAACCCTCCAGTGTCGACGTCAGCGTCATCCAGTGCCCAGTCCACCGGGCCGGGAGGAAAGGAGATCCGGTCGTACCACTTGCCGTTGACCAGCTTGGCCTCTGACCACTGGACCGCGGTGCCGGCGGGCACAGCGTCCTGCGGCGCCAGCGTGGTCCAGTCGAGATAGCGAGCTGGACGCCACACAGTACCCGCCACGGGGGATGTCGGGTGAACCGAGTCTGTCGTCGGGCCTACCACGGGCGGTGCGGGTGGCGGCGTGGGAACGGTGCCGGGTGTGACCGCCTCACGGATGATCCGGTTGATATCGAGAGCGTCGGGGCAGGCAGTCGGAGCATCGCTGACCTCCTTGTGGGGCCGGATATGGGCCCTGTCGATGGGGATGTTGTATCGCTGGCAGATGCTTCGGACCAGGGCGGCAGAGGCACCGTAGAGAGCATCGGTCCGCGGTCCGTTGTAGTCGCCATTGTCCTCGTGCTCGATGCCGATGCTGTCGAGGTTGATCCCGTAGTTGCCGGCGTGCCATGCCGCATCCCGCTCGTCGACCCACTGCACGATGTGACCATCGAGAGCCACACCGTAGTGCGCCGATGCCTGCTGATTGGCCTGCTGGAACCGCCCATTGGCACTCGCTACCGTTCCGACCATGGTGTGGATGATGACGTAGCTGGGCTGAACCGCCATCTCGTGACCCGATCGGTTCGGGGTATAACAGGGGCTCCCGAGCCACTGGGCATTGGGTGCACGATAGCTGTTCATTTCACACTCCTGTTGTAGGGGTTGGTGCTGTCGTAAAGCTCGCGCATCAGTTCGCCGCCCACTGCAAAGCGCAGGACGGGTCCCCCTCGCTAGATGCTGTGTTCAGGGCGCCGCCGAGGTCTAGAGCCCCCCCGTCCGAGGTGAACTTGCGAGTCCAGATGATCCCCGCTCCCATCAGGGCCCCGTCCCGGTCAACCCACACCGCGGTGCGGTTGGGCTGGGTCGAACCGATCGGGTCTATCTTCGCCACGTTGGGGTCGCCGAGCGGCAATTGCGCCTTGAACGTCCCCGCCCCGTTGAGCTGGCGTACCAGGCTCACGTTGGTCAGGGGCAGCTCGGCCAGGACCGCACCGGAGCGGAGGTCGGTCGCGAGGTATATATAGGTCGCCAAACGTCCTAGGCGCCCTGATACGCAACCGACATGAACATCAGGGCTGCCCCGTTGTCGCCAGTGGCGGGGCCGGTGGTGGCGAAGATGCGGAGGTCCAGCGTGTCCCCGGCGGCGCAGTCGACCACGTCCCCGACTGGGCCCTGGCTGGTGGTCGAGTTGAGGTTGTCTGATCCTCGCGCATACTCCACGCCGTTCTTGAAGATCGAGGTGATGCCGCGATCGGCGGCGTTGGTAATTTCGGCGCGACCGGTGACCAGGTATTTCCCGGCGAGCAGACAGGTGTACTTGGCGCCGGCGCCGGTCGTCATGTTGCCGTGCGGGTCGTAGGTGACGGTATCGAAGGGGATCACTCCAAAGGAGCCAGCCGTAATCGACAGGGCCGCCACACGGTGCATCCGGGCCTTGAGGTTGCCGGTTCCCACTGGCATCCACGTTCCGGGTGGGCCCGCTCCCGTGCATACCCAAAACAGGCCGTAAAGCCGGTCGACCACCGTGTCGCCCACGGCGTAGGTCCCGGTAGTAGGTGGCCCGCCGTTCGTCGCGCCAACATACCGGGTTCCCGCCGTAGCCCCCGTAAGACCACTGGCCGAGAACTCAGGGGCCGTGGTGATTCCAGTGAAAGTGGGTGAGGCGATAGGAGCGCGCAGGGCCACGTTATTCGTCAGGGTCGTGAGATCGCCCTGAAGCCCGGTGATCTGATTCTCGGTGAACGGCGGATGCGATGGCGGCGTCACCATGTCAGCGTCGGGGATCGACCCGGCCGGAAGCGTCACTGGTCCGACCACCGACAACCCGGCCTGGGCAGTCAGCAGACCCGGCACGGTCAGCGGTCCATTGAGAACCGTGGTCGCCACCGGCAGGTTGACCGGGACATCGACCATCAGGTCCCGGCACTGATATGGCCCCGCCGTTCCGGTGATCTGGAACCGCTTGGTGTTGTACTTGTTCGACCGGGTGTACGAGGAGTTCGCCGGCAGGGCATTGGCGTTGGAGGGCAGCAATACCGACCAGTAACCGTTGCCATCGGTCTTGACGTCCTGCAACACCGGCGCGAGATCCACTGGCGGGTTGACCAGGATCAGGTTGCTCGGTTGAGATTGAATCCGAATGTCCTCGTAGATCAGAGGCTTGCCATCCAGCCCGTACTCGTAATCCCAGACCTTGATCAGCGGAATCACCTGCGGTGAGCTACTCACCGGTCAATCCCTCGAGCTGCTGATACTCCGTCATTGCCAGGTCGAGAAGCTCAGCCGCAATCTCCTGGGCGCGCGCTGACCGATCATTCCAGACCTTGTTGAGCTGCAATTCCGCACCTGACGGCAGCACCACAACGTAGAGAGCCGCGAGGTCGCGCAGCGTCCCATCAGGATGGCACTGCAGCTGCACCTGGACCATCCTGAGCTTGGAAGTGGGATGAAAGTCCTGCGGCATCAGGAGACGTTGAGCTCCCCGGTCAATTGCATCTGGGCCATGATTCCTCCAAGAGTCGCACTCGAGATCGTCAACTCGTAGGTAGCTGGGATCTTTACGAAGTATGAACTGAAGTCGAGGTCGGCATAGGTGACCGCGCTGTACGGCGGCTGGACCTGGGTGCTGATCGGCTTGATCTCCACCGCTGGCCCTCCATTTGTCGCCAGATAGATGTGAGCCGCACTGGCAAGCGAGGGAGTTCTCCCCAGCGACGTTGGAGCGCCGAAAGCAACCCCGCCACTGACGATGCTGTGGACGTGAGCAACGCTCTCAGTGCCTGTGTTGCCAACTTGGCCGTGAGCATGAGCCGCGCTCTTACCGCCACTCGTCCCACCACCCGAGTTGTCGGTCCTGTACGTCGTGCTGCCGTTGCCGTTCGGCATGATGCCGAAGTAGGTGCTATTACCATCCCGGGCGACCGGGCCGTACATCCCCAGGATCGCGTTGGAGGTCGCGTCCGTGACGAAGGTGGCGTGCTGGTGATTCGGGGTGCCGTGACTGTGGTCGCCAGCTTCTGTTGCGGTGTTTCCACTGAGCCCGTGATTATGGTTGGCGCTCTCGGCCGAAGTGTTGCCACCAGCGACAGATCCTGAGATCGCCGGGTAAACCCCCACCGACAACGAGAACGACAGCCGTGCGCGCCGGATCAGAACCAACGACAGCGGGATCGAGAAGCGAAGGATGTAAGGGTTCGTTGAATCGACCAGCTGGAAGCCCGCGGACTCAGTGATCAACGCCGGCGCGGTGGCCGTGCCCTGTCCAAGCTGACTGCCGGTCTGGTCGGGGGGCATGACCCCCCGCTCCGTCACATTGATCGGCATCAGACCACGCTCTCGGCAAGGATCAGAGTGACGTAGCTCTCGTAATCCTGCGCCCGGGTGGGGTTCGACTTGCCGGCCATCGGTGACTGGGAGTCGGTGGTCATCTCCTGCATCTCCACGATGTACGCACTGCCATCCGCATCCCAGTAGGTGATCGGGTAAGCCTCCTCCCACGCATCCTTCAGGAAGTAGAACAGGTCCTGCCCCAGAAGTCCCTGCGGATCCTCCTGCCCCTCCAACGTGCGGCGCTTGGTCGAGCAGTCCAGCGTCATCTCAAAGGTCCATGGCACGGTCACCTCGGTAGCGACATAGAAGACACATGGGGTGGTGGTCGCGGTGGCCGTCACGATCAGCGAGAAGTACATCGAGAACCCGGTGGTGTGCTTGGGAAAGACCAGCACCGTGACCGTGGAACCCGCCGTGCCATTGACCGCCGACGTCGCGGTCGAACTGGCCGGGTAGGTCATCGGATCCTGGTCAATGTACGCCTTGATTTGGATTGCCTCACCGGTCCTCAGCGGCGCGTGGTGGACCATGATCCTTCGAAACATCTTGCCAATCCCCGGGGTGTTGAAATCGATCTTCGAGGACACCATCTGGCTGGTGGCCTGAAATCCCCCGTTGGGACTCATCACCGCCTGGTTGCCCTGGTACTGCATCACCGCGTTCCCGGCCAGTAGCTGCGGCGAGAACATCGACCGTCCCATGTAGCAGAGGGAACGTGGCGTGGTACCCGGCATGTCCCCCCCGTCATAGTTGCCGAGGTGGCTGTACGCCTGGGTCAGGGCATCGTAGACCGCGATGTAGCCCGCCGGCGACACACCGTTGATAGTAGGGGCGGTGATCGCGAAGCTCACGAACTCGCTCGAGGCGCAGGGCGCTCCCGCGATGCAGTTGCCGACTCCCGGTAAACCCAGCTGGGCCACGATGTCGAACTGCCCGTTTCCGATTTGGGCGAGGATCGGGGAGTCATTGTTACCGATCGGGTTGGCCGCGATCCACAGGTTGCCGAGGCAGTTGGTCATCCCCGCCGACCGGTAGCCGCTGAGCCGCAGCACCAGCTGCATGTTCAGGCCATCGTGATACCAGACCGATGTGCCCATCGACAGCGAGTTGAGGATGATCGCCACCGCGCCACCGTAGGGCACCACGTCGACGATGGTGGTGTTCATCGTCCCCGTGGGAACGAGGTCCCCAGTTCCCACCTGAGCCACGATGTCGTAGCGGTAGAGGATCAGCCCAATCGTGAAGTAGATGAACCGACCCGCCGTGCCAAGATTGATCGCCCACATCGCGTCGATCGTTCCCACCGCGGTGAACAGCAGACTCCAGACTACCCCGTTGTAGAAGTAGATGCTGGCCCCAATCACAGCGAACAGCACCACTCCATCGGAGTCCAGTTGGGTCACTGGCCCCGCTGCCACCGTTGATGAAGCAGTCGAGTTGTAAACCGCCCCATTGGTCTCATTGAACGTCGCCCAGACATCACCACTGAAGATCACCGCCTGCGGATTGCCAGTACCGCGGACGATCCCCGCCGCCTCCTGCTTCCGATACCACCGTGGCCGCGCCGTCAGGGATCCCGGGGTGCGAATCTCCATGTCGGAGTCCCAGTACTTCTTGGGGTCGATGAATACCTGCTGCAGCCCGCCCCCGGCAAAGTTACCAACCGTGATCCTCGGGTTCTTCACCAGGTCGCGGTCCGACAGGTTGGGACTTGAGGAGATCAAGGTTGACCGGGCCTGCAGGTCAGACTTCCTCACCAGCGAGGTGCCCGCCTTGAGCATGTACCCGTGCGCCGTCAGGACACCCGCACCATCCGTGGTGCCGATCCCGACGTGGTAGGTGGTGCCGACCTCGCCCTGCTGGATGCTAGCCAATGACGTGAACCTCCTCGCGCTGTGCGCCGCTCACGTCGAGTATGACCTTCCCCCTGCCCTTCACAGCCGCCTCGTAGAGTGCCTTGCCGAAGGTCCGGTCCAGGGCCTGCGCCAGCCCGCGCGCGCCCACCTGACGGCTCAGGGCGTTGTGAGCGACCGTCAGCAGCCCCTCCTCGGTGATCACCAGCTCCACCCCCTCCTGCGCGAACCGCTGCACGTATTCCGATACCACCCCATCCTCTTGCCTCAGAATCTCTACCATGCCGACAGCAGTGAGGGGTTTGAAGACGATATGAGTGGTCAGGCGCCCCGCAAGTTCTGGCAGAAAACCAAAGGATATGAAGTCCTCGGGCTGGATCATCTCGGAGAGATCCACATTCAGTCCAATGGACTTACCCAGACGTTTGGATACATGCTTGTGGAGGCCGATGAAAGCGCCGGCACAGATGATCAGGACCCGCGTGGTATCAAAGGCCATTCCTATCTCATCCTCGCTATCCGTGACGTAGACCTCCCCACCTTCGATCATTTTCAAGAGCTCGGCCTGGAGCTTCCGGCCAACATTTCGACCGATCGGATCGCTTCCAGCCTGCATCCATTTATCAACCTCATCGAGGAGCACCACCCCGGTTTCAGCTTCCTCGATCGCCGGGTCAAGGATCCTCGAGTCAACCTGGAGGATCGACGCAGGGTTGGCGTCCCGAAGAGCCGATTCCCATCCTGACCCGTAGGTTGCCGTAAGCACATCCTTCTTGCGCGTGATCGCACTGGCGATCAGAGGCAGGAACATCTGGCTCATGTCCATCCCGACGTACCCCTTGTCGGTGTACTGGGTGGCGTTTACCTCAGCGAAGGGGAGGCCGCAGTGCGAGGCCATTGCTCGCACCGTGCTGGTCTTACCGGTGCCCGTCTGACCGGCGATGAGCGCACCACTGGACTGTGATAGCTCGCCAGCCGCGACCATGGTTTGCCGACGGAGTAGGACAGCAAGGCGCATTCGAGCATCATCCTGGCCGACTGTCTTGTCGGTCGAGGCGAACATCTCGACCGCGGAAGCACTAGCTTCGGTATCCGAAATCGTTGAGAGCACGGCTGGGCACAATACGGATCGAAGCCTGCGGGCCCATGGACCGCTTCAATTCGTCCAGCGCCTCCTTGAACCGACGCTCGAGATCGCTCGCCGTCTTCATCATCAACAGAGGATCGGCCTTCGCAGTAGTCTCATTGGCAACCACGTTCGCCAAATCCTCCCTGGTGAGCGTGGCCTGCTGCTTGATCAACAGGACCGACGTCGCATACCAGACCGGGAGGTGGTACAGCTGGGGCTCGAGGTCAGCCAGCTTGAGGTACGGCCCCCAGTAGGTGATCCTCATCTGCGCCGTTGGTGACCAGCTCTGTGCGCGCGGAATGGTGATCATGTCGGGACCGGTCCGCTTCCAGGCGTAGACCTCGACGAACGGGGTGACGTTGTTGTTCACCTCCACGATCTCCAGCTTGAGGATCTTGGTGCGAGGATCGGAGAAGAGCAACGGCAGACGGTAGTCCCACTGGTTGATGCGGATCCCGATGCTGGTGTCGATGTAGGTCCGACCCACCTTGGGAAACATCTGACGCAGACCGGCGTAGAGCGCGGTGAGGATCTGCTGGTCGGAGAAGTGGACCGCCTGGAAGGTGATCTGAAGCGGACCCGGTGCGGCCGGGGGAGTGGCGAAGATGATCTCGCCCTGGTTGTAGTTCAGGAACACCTTGCCAGCCGCCGGGGGATTGTTCACGTCGACGGCAAAGGGAACCCCAGCCACGCTCACGATCGGCGGGATCGAGCCACCGTCGTAGATCGGCTTGTGGACCGTGGTGAAGGGAACCCCGCTGGAACCGATCACACCGTTGGTCCCGTCCGTGGCACGAGTCTCGGTGTACCACTGCGGGTAATCACGCAGCGCGTCACGAACATCAGTGATCCACGTCGAGTCAGGGCTGCCTGATTCCTGCCCGAGAACGGCACCGGGGATGGTCGCGGGCATCAGCGGGTGACCTTAGTGACCGGCTGGGGCTTCTGGGTCAACTGGGGACTCACCACAACCCGCGACACCGGGACAGCCTGCTCCTTCATCTGAGGAGAGGGGATCACCCGGGTCACCTGGCTGGGAGTCTCGGTCATCTGTGGCATCTGTTCACCATAAGGGAAAAGGGAAGGGGCTGGTCTAACCCAGCCCCCGTGTCGGGCCTAGCGGCCTTTCTTGCGCCGGCGGCGTGCCACCATTCCACTCACCTCCTTCTACAGCTGGAAGAGGAGATCGACCCGGGGATCCGAGGACCATACCGATGGACCCTTGCCCAGCTGCAATGTATTTGTCTTAGCCCTTCCGCTTCTTGCGGGTCACGGATCCAAAGGACCCGATCCTGTTTGAACCATAGCGCCTGCGGTTGCCCTCAGGAGGCGTACCACCCTCGCCACGGATGTTCTGCTTGCCACCACCAGTCGGGTCGTACTCGATAGCGGCCTTCTTCTTCTCGACCGGGGTGGGCCCGAAGTTGGTGAACTGCATCAGCGACCCTTCTTCTTGACGATCTTCCCTTTGTGAAAAGCGTCAGCCTTGACCCCCATGGCATCAGCCATGCGCTTATGCATGGGGTGCATGGGAACCTTCATTTTCTTCATCAGTGCTTTTTCTTCGCCCTGGCCTTGACCTTGTGCTTGCCCCTGGCCGGACGGCCGTGCGCGCCGCCCTTCTTCTTGCCCTTCATGGCAGCCGCCATGAGCATCATCTGCATCGGGTCAGGGCCCTGGGGACCACCGCCACCAGCACCGGGCGGGGGCGGGGCACCACCGGGTGCTCCACCGCCACCTCCCATCTGGGACGGGTCGATAGCCACGGCCTCAGATCCCCCCACTGAACTTGATGTTGCCGCTCTTGGCGTCGATGGCAGGGTTGTTCAAGTCCTTGCCGGTGTTGGCGGTTGCCATCTGCACGAAGTGCGGGGCATGGTTCGCCGGGTCCTGGTCACCGTAGCCGGTGCCGATCCGGTTGGCGCGCTCGGCATCGGTGCCGAAGTAGTACTTGTCCTCGGAAGGACGATGCCCGTCGCCGAGCCCGCCTCTGCTATTGCCTTTCTTTGACATGGCTCTCCTTCAGCGCCCTTTGCGCTTCTTCTGCTTGGCGGGTATGGCCCCGGACGCCGGTGGCGTCCCTCCAGAACGACTGTGCTTGTCCTGCAGCTTACATCCGCAAGTTTCACACACGGCTAGCTGAACACCACGGTTACGTCAGGAGTCCCGGCCACCACGGCTACGAGTCCCTGGCTGAAGCGACAGTCGAAGCGCGCGCCTGACGCGCCGACAGGAGCAGCAACGACGGAGATAAGGTTTGCAGGACTGATCGCTCCGACGCTCGCAGCATCGTACAGAGATACGATCCCACCAGCAAATCCCGTTCCGACAACGACGGCGCGGAGACTGCCCGGTCCGGTCGCGATCTGCGTTGTGGCCGCGAGGTTGAGATGGACGTACTGGTACGGTCCACTCCTGGTATACGAACCCACTTAGTACGGGCGGTCGTTCTGCCGCAACGCGATGATCCAGCTGTCGTCCGTGCGCTGGGTCGCATAGGGAGGATTGACGATTGTGTGCGGAGGCCCGGTCGGGTCGCTGTTGGTCACCGCATTGAAGCGATAGTCATCAGACATCCCCACCGTGGGATAGGTCGTGGCTCCCTGGACGCAGCTGATGTTCTCCCGGTACACGTCGCACCGAGCACCAGCGGGAACCACCGGATTGGCTACAGTGTTCGCCATCGTCAGACACCTCTCGGGTAGATGGTGCAGGTCACGCTCACCGTCTGCGCGGCGCCCGTGACCGCGGTGAGGAAGATCGAGTCTCCTGCCCCGAGGTCCCACGGGAAGTTCTTTCCGGCATTGACCGTGTTGGTGGGCAGGGTGGCATCGACTGCCGCTCCCACCACCGGGGTCGTCGCCGGAGTCGTGATGTCGTTGACAACTGCCCCGGCCGCGTTGCGCTGCACCAACCGAATGCTGGTGCCGGCAATCGCATTCAACGAGGTGTAGCAGACCTCGGCCAGCTGGTCGCCAGAGGGATCCACTCCCCCCTTGGGGAAGCCGATGTAGACGAACCCCTCGCCAGGACCAGCCGTGGTCCCGACGAGAGTCTCCGTCCGAGCCTGAACGCTCTTACGAGTCGGCATGGATCAGATGGTCAGGTTCGTGTGGAGAGCGTGGACGTTGCCCACGTCTGAGCCGCTGTTGCGAACCTCGAGCGACCACTTGGAGAGCGCACGCACCGCGTCACCGTCACGGAAGGACGGAGAGTTGATGGTGTAGAACATCTGGCCCACGAACGGCCGGATGCGGATGCGGCTCATGTCGAGGATGAGCAGTTGGGCCACCCCGCTGACGTCGTTCAGGTAGGCGTCGGTCACGATCCGGTGCTCGTTCGCCATGGTCGGGGTGAAGTGCTGAGCGAAGAACCCGCGGTTGCGGTCGTTGAAGTCCGAGCGCATCCGGTCGGTGTAGAGAAGGCTGATCTTCTCCGTCACGTTGATCCCGCCCACCAGGACGTTGGAGTTACCGCCGTTGCGGTAGATCCCCTTGACCATCGTGTTGATCACGGTGTCGGTCAGGGGCTCCGCGGTGCTGTTGAAAGCCGGGGGAACGCCGGTCAGCGAAGAGGCGTTGGCCGTCCCGTTGAGCCAGGCGAACAGACCGTGCATGGTGGCGTAGTCGCCACCCGTGGTCCCGGCGCCGGCCACCGAGAACCAGTATGCGTTCTGCATCTTCCGCTTCAGTTCGAGTAGGCGCTGCTTGAACTGGTACTGCAGCTCGTCCTGGATGCCGGGAGCGTAGCCGTTGCGCGACCGGGCGATCTGCTCGCTGTCGATGTTGACGTTCAGCTCGAACCGGTTGATCCAGTTGTTCTTGCTGATCCGCGCACGGGTCAGGTCCTTGCCGAGGTCCGAGTTCTGGTAGGTCGGAGCGTTGATCACGCGCCATACCTGGGGAGCACCACCGTCCGTGGTGGCCGTGGTGCCACCGTACCCACGCGAGATGGTGGTCGTGGTCGTCGACGGGAACCCGGTGACCATCACGATCTCACCGATGCCGACCTGGGAGTCACGCTGAAGCAGCGTCCCGAGATCGAGCACCGCGTTGTCCGCGAGGCTCAGGGTCAGCACTGTGCTGACCGCTGACTGACCACCACCGGTGGTGTCAGTGACCTTGTACTGGTTCAGCGCATCCTCAACCCACTTGAGCTGCTCGTCGACGAACTCTTCACCAACCGTGGTGAGCCCGAGCATGTTGTTCTCGAAATAAAGTGAAGCCAAGAGGACGTCCGATATGTCATCTCTTTTCGTACCGGATGCAGCAAGATCTGAAGCGGCCACACCGCTATGAATCAGCAAAGGCATTAAGGGGAACCTCCAAAGATGTTGATCTTTGGACCCACCCTCTCGGGTGCTAAATCCCCTAACGAGTCTCCCGGTGGAACCCGATTGAGATTCAACCTAACGCTATGCGCAGGTCCTTCTCTTCGAGTGTCTGCTTATTTCGAGTGGAAAGTCAAGAGCCCCCGGGAAACCCTACCGGAGGCTCTCTTGCTTGGGATGGGGAGGGGGACAACCCCAACTTACGCCCTAATTGGGGATTCCGCCGCCTTTCTCGCCTGCGGTCTTCTGGACGACCGGAGCGCCGTCCTTGTCCTGCTCGACGTTCTTCTCCTTGGCCAGGGCATTGATCTCCTTCTGCTCCTTCTGGCCGTACTCGTAGCTCCACTTCTCCTCGTCGAACTCCTTCTTGGAATCCTGCGCCTCCATCTTGGCCTGCACCATGGCGGCGTGACGCCTGCGGAGCCTGACCGTGGGATCGAAGGGATTGCCTCCGTCCTGCGGTTCGGTGGAGAGGATGGGAGCGGCGTGGAGAACCTCCCCGCTGGAGGTGTCATGCTCGATCCCGTGCTCGTCCAGCACGGTGCGGGGGATGTGCGGGTCACGCTGACCGCGACCAACCTCCTGCGCGCGGCTGGCGGCGATCGCCTGCTCCGTCTGGTACTGCTCGAATCCACCGGGAGTCTGGATCCGGTCGAAGGCGGGATGATCGGTTGCCACCATGCGGTGGGCACCGTGCTCATGGGTTACAGGCTGGCCCTCCTCGACCTTCTCCTGGACCCCGCAGTCGACGCATTGGTAGGTGACGGTCTTCGCTGGTGCCATGTACCTGGTTGCCTCCAAATTCTTCATCTTGAGCTCAAGCAGCTCAACACGTTTCTCGAGTAGATTACCCATCACGCGGGATTTGCGCTTACCGGATGCCGGAATCCCCCTCGGCATTACCGCTGGGCGATCCGACCAAGGGTGTCGCCCACCGCGTCGCGGATCCTGACATCCATGAACTTGTCATTCTGGCTCTTGGTCGCTGTCTCGTCCCGCAGGTGCTTCCACCCGGACTCGATGATGTCGTCGTGCTCGCCCTCGGCGGGCCGGTTCGACTGGGCCTGTCCACCGCCGGCGGTCTGACCACCACCCCACTGGCCCTTCTTGATCGCCTCCTCCTTCTCGTCCTGCATCTTCTTGATCGTTGCGTTGGACTCGGCCAGCGCAGCGTCGATCTTGCCCTGGATGTTGGTGTGGCTCTTCTCAGCCAGCTCCATGGCCTTCTCCTCGGAGTCAGCGGCGAGAATCTCGGCCTCCAGCGCCTGCGGGTACTTCGCCAGCGCCTTGGTCACCCAGGTGTTGCGGTTGGCGTTCCCGGCCTCGGCCTCATAGAAGGCGCTGATCTCGCGCTCCATGACCAGCTGGGCCTCCATGCGCTGTTCCGGGCCCTCGGCGGCGTCGATGGTCTTCTGGTGCTTCTTGCGAATGTCTGCGACGGTCATCAGTGCATCTCCCTCGATCGGGCGAGGACTACTCGCCCATCATTGTCTCGCTCGTACTGTACGGCGATCTCACGGTAGCGGCTGCCACCATCCTCTTGAACTCTATAGGTGACCTCGTTCCTGTCGTTGGCCTCGTCCCAATCATGGTTGACCACCTCGACCGGGTGCCCGTTCCAGTGCAGTCCATCCCCGGTATCGAAGCCGACATCGTATCCGGGGGCCACCACCTTGCGGGTGTAGAGCAGCTGACCATCCTCACCGTACACACCCTTGCGCTCGTACCGGATGTTGTCACCGCTGTGCGTCATCCCTGGGACTGAAGTAAAACGAGTCATGGACGAGTGTCTCCTGCGAACGTGGATCCATCGAGATCGCGGATGTTCTGGATCGGGTCCAGGCCATTGACAGGATACGCCGGATAGCCACCACTTGCCGCACCCGGCCGGAAGGTCTGCTGGGCCACATCAATGGCTCCATCGGTCCCACCGCTCAGAAGCCAGCCGGCGGGGACCTGCCACTCGTAACCGCGCATCACCACCATCTGGTCGCTTGGTTCAATAGGGTCGTAGAACACCAGCCCACGCCCCCCACGAGGGTTCACGGGGCCGTGGTAGTCCTCCCCGCCCGGGTAGGAAATAACGATCTGGTTTACGACTACCGAAGGCATGGGCTACAGGGACGCAGGCTCATGGGGATGAGGACGACGCTGTTTTCTGATCGGCTAAACCGATGGGTTCAGCAGGTTTGGTTGCTGCTTCGAGTTGCCTTGCGAGTTCCACGTTCTGTAGACGGAGCATCTCCTGCTGCATCACCAGGCGTCCGATGAGCGCTGCGATTTGGCTTTCGTCCAACTAGACGCCCTCGTTGATCTTCGCCTGCGCCAATGCCTGTGCTGCGTAGGCTGCCAGGGCGGTCTTCTGGGCGGCGTTTGGGTTGAGCGTGATGGTCCCTTCTCTGAGTACCTGCCCGGTGGCGTTGCCGATGCACTGGTAGCGGACGTACATCTGGACGAATGTCCCGGTGTTGTCGAAGTCGATCACCGCCTGGGTCGCGTGGACCGGCGTGCCTACTGGAAAGTCGCCCATGTTCCTCCTTATGCGCTCATGCCGTAGCTCTGGACAAGAGCAATCAGGTCAGCAAGAGTTACTGGTGCAGCCGGTTTCGCAGCGGGTGCCGCGTGACCCCACAGGCCCATACCGGCAGATGTCAAGAACTTCCCGGCCGGGTCGATACTCGCCATAAGCGCGCCGTTCACACTCAGGTGCAGCAGGTTGCCGGTGATCGAGAGAGGATTGGCCTGAATTGCCGTGCCGACCCCTAGTGCCGCACCACTACCAACCAGGAGGCCGCCAGGTGCCTGCCATAGGCCAGCAGCGGTGATGGCGCTGGTAACCGGGGTTCCGTCCCTGTTTGTCCTGAAGAAAATCCCAGCGGCTGAATCAAGGTAGGTCGCGCCACCGAAGAACGTGACCGTGCCTGTACCGGAGTGCCCTGTCTCAACCGGACCAATCAGACCACCACCAGCGGCGGCAGTTCCTATCGCGAGGCCGCCAGTGAATGTGCCCTTACCGACTATGTCCACCTTGGCCTTGCTGGCGCTGGCTACCTGCCAGTCCTGTAGCAGCCCGCTCGCCGTCGAGGGGTTGACTACTATCCCTGTGGCAGCTCCGAATATCCCGTTCACCGTAAGCGGCACAACGCCCGTTGTCCCGGTCAGGGTCAAAGGTGCAACAGCTCCACCGGCTGCCGCCTGCCATGTTGGAGCCACTCCGACGCCGTTGGCAGTCAGGACCAGACCACTTGCACCCGCTGCGTACTGTGTGGCCGCTCCCGCTGCACCGCCGACAATCAGGTCGCCGGGTGTGGTCATGGGGTTGGCTAGTGCGCCTGCCACGTCCCCCACCACCAGCGCCCGTGCTACTGGCGCTCCAGCCGTCCCAATCGGGACTTGACCTGGACCCAAGCCAGTGATATTGGCTACAGCAGGCGGGGCACTCGCGAAGGGATCAGATACCACAAACGAGGTGTTGCTGCTGACAGTCCATGGAGATGCCGCCGTACGCTTGGACCACAGCGTGTAGACGCTCGCGGGCACACCGGCGATGGCGAAGTATCCACTGGCGTCCGTCGCAACTGTGGAGTCGAAGGTGGCTGCGTTCCCGTTGTCAACCAGCCGCACAAAGGCACCCTGAAGCACCTTCAGCTCCTTGCTGTCATCCTCCGGTAGCGAGAGGTACCCGGTAACAGTGACCGCCATCTAGCTCTTCACCTTCCTTGCCTTCTTCCTTCGAACACCCCGACCTTTGCAATCAGGACACTCACCCGGTATCTCGGGATTGTGAGGATCCCAGAATGCCCCGCTTCCACCGCACATCGGGCAGGACTCAGGAGGAATCTCACCGGAGAAGATCTGGACGTTCATCGGATCGCCGACTGCTGGTTGGCAGCATCACCGGACTTCTGGCCGAACGGCTTGGTCTGCGCGCTCACCTCGCCACCCGGCTTCATCGGGTTGGCCTGGCTGATCTGGAACTCCTTGAGCGCAGCCGTGCCCTCGGCATCCGTGAGCTGCTTCCCGTACTGGCGCGCATGCTGCTCCTTGAAGTCCTGGAACTGCTGATGTGAGTAACCGTACTTGATCCAGCCGAATGTGCTGTTTGGATCCTGTGCCTTCTTCTGGAGCTCGTCCTGCCAGTGCTGCTGGTTGATCTGACCCCGGGTGCCGGTGGCTCCCAGCGCCGCGTCAATCGCCGCCTGGTCCGGCCGGACGCCGGTCTGCTGCTCGATAAAGTCAGCATAGGCCATGGTGGTATTGAAAAAGGTGGTGTGGTCGAGGCCGTACTTGACCCACGGCATCGAGGTCTGATCAGCCGCCGAGAGTTTGGAGAAGGCGTACTGGCCGAAGTCGAAGGCGTTGTTGATCCCCTGGCGCATCATCGCCACCTCGTCGACCTTGGACAGCGCCAGCCGCCCCCCGGTGAAGTGCGCGAACTGGTCCTCGAGCGCAGCGATGTCGTTCTTGGCGGTCTGGGGGAAGTTCACATAGTCGATGGCGGCCTGCTGGTCAGCGGTCAGCTGGGCCGGGGCATTGACCCCGAAGGCAGGCGGGCCCGCAGTCTCGTTGGGGAAGTAGATCACGGTGCCGATCGGCATTCTGTGAGGATCCCCGGTGAACCCTCTCAGCTCATGCCAGCGGGTTCCACTGCCGAGGTAGCGCTGGGCCAGGGTCCAGAGATTGTCCCCACGCTTCACTGTATACGAGATGACTTCTCCTCATGGTCCTTACCGAGGTTCTCGTAGAAGCCACCGACCTCAGCACCGGGTGCCTGGTGATGATGGAACATCTGAACCTCGTGGCCGTAGGGATCCCGGCCGAGGTGGTGCTGCGAGTACGCCGCCGCCTTGACATGGCCGACGAGGTACTCGTGGGCGCTCATCTCGGGGTAGTTCTTGTGAGGCAGGTCAGCGTAGTGCCGGCGCTGCTCCGCGGGCTTCAGATCCTTGAGAAGAGCCACCTCGCGCATCGTCGGAGGACGTTCGTGGTAGCGGTGGCTGAGCTTGCCGAGGGAGTCGATGACCTCCTCGTAGTGGGCTGGACTGATACCCAGTCCCTGGAACTCCGACCAAAATGCATTGATCTCCTCCGGCTCCGCGTGACCACCGCCGCGGGTCTTGTTGGTCAGCTTGATCGCGGTCATATAGTCCTTGACCTTGATGTCGAGGTCACCCTTGCCATCCGGGTGCGGCTGCTGGAACTCGCCGTAGAACTCGCGTGCATGCTTCGTCCAGTCGATCACGGTGCCGCACCTCCAGCCGGTGCCTGCTTCGCCGCCTGGCTGTCCTGAAGCGTCACCGCCGCCTGCGCTCCGAGGTTGGCCTGCTGGGGGTTACCGGCAGGGGACCCGGCAGCGGTGAACATCGCCATGATGTGATCAGGATGAGGCTCCTGGTTCCAGACCGCCATGCTCTCCTCCTTGGCCGAGGGATAGATCGCGTTGTAAACCATCGGCGGGATCGCCTTGTGAGCCTCCGTCTGGTCATAGTAAGCCTGCACCTGCTCCTTCGACGTGTAGCTCTTCTGGAACAGGTCCTGGATGATCTGGTCGTTGGAGGCGTGGCCGTAGAAGCTGTTGCTGGCGGTGTCGGCCACGGACCGCAGGTCGAAGTACTGGCCGATGTTCATCCCCGGGACATGGCTGGGCTTGGCGCGCAGGTACTGGTCGAGCTCCCCGGCATCCCGTGAGTGCGCCGCGAGGTCGAGGATGGTGGCGTTATCGGGCATGCTTCCGAGGTAGCCGCGGTAGGCGCTGATCTCGCTGCTGTACTTCTTGTCGAAGGCGTTCTGGGCCTTGACCTGTGCAGCCTCGGCTTTGGCCGCAGCACTCTCAGCCCTGGCGGTGGCGCGGTCACCAGCAGCTTGTGCACGATCAGCAGCGATCGCCGGGTCAGTGTAGCCACTAGTGCCCGCCAACCCGGTTCTCGACTTGTCTCCGAAGATGAAGTACTTGAGGTTGCTCTGGGTGAATGAACCCTGGTTGTTCCACTCACTCTCGAGCTTCGGGTTGGCGACCAGCTGGTTGGCCCACGCTGCCGTCTGAGCCTGATCGGCAGCCCACCATGGAGTCTGGTCCAGGAGCAACTGGATGGCATCCGTCAGGTCGGCCAGCATCTGGGGGTCCGTCCCGGCCGCGGTACGATCCGAGATCGGACTGACGTACTGAGTTGGTCCGCCTGCTTGTAGCTGTGGCATTAGGGCTGCAACACCGACGGGAGGTTGGCGGGATCAGCCTGATCGAGAGGTGCGGACTGCTCCGGCTGGGGCAGGTTGGAGAAGGCGTTCTGGGCCTCCTGCTGAAGTGGACCAGCTACCTGCTGCTCCAGCTGGACCCTGGCGGCGTCGAGCTTGGCCTGCCCACCGGGATGGTGCTTCGCCATCCATGCGGTCAGGATCGAGGAGTCGTAGAACAGCCCGTAGGCGATGCCGGCCGGGTTGCGCGTGTCAGTCTCCCAAGCCTTCTTCATCACCTCATACCTTCGCAGGCCATGGTTTCGAGCAAGGATCTGAAGCTGGAGCTTCCGATCGCCGAACGCCCGGTCGTACTCCGAGATGGCGGCACGAAGCGCCTGTGGTTCCATCCCCACCTTGGTCGCCGCCTCGTTCTGGAACTGGATGTAGTCACGCAGCGTCTGGTGGTAGACGGCCAGCATCGGGTTGCGCTGCTCCGACTGCCGCTCGAAGCCCTGTAGCTGGTCGCGCTGGGCCTGCGTGAGCTTGGCCTGGAACTGCTGGTCCATGGTGTCGAACTTGGCCCAGTCGACGTTGCCGGTCAGCGGGTCGGTGGCCTGGTCGTAGATCGCGCTGTGGTCCTCGGCCAGCTTGAAGATGCCCCCGGTCGCCTGCTGGACCGTCTGGTAATGGCTCTTCAGGGTGTTGTGATACTCCTGCGCCTGCAGCCGGTAGGCGGTCCTCCAGTCAGACCACGCCATACCGCCCGACAGCGCGGTGGTCGCCTGCGCGAGCGCCTTGTCCTGGTAAGCCTTCTGGTCAGCCAGCACTTTGGAGCGTTCGTCCTCTCCCATGTGGGTGCCCGCGGTCTTGGCCTGATACGGGTAGGGCGGCATGACGCCCATCAGCTGGGACATCAGCGCGCCCGTGGTGTTGCGGAGCTGCTCCTTGCCAAGGGGGGTGGCAAAGAATCCCGCGAGGTTGCCCACGTTGGCGTTGACCGTGCCCCATGGATCAGTACCCAGTCCCTTGGCCTCGCCCATCAACGAGTCGATCAGGCTCTTGCTGCTACGGGGAACGACGGTGCCGTCCTGAAGGAAAAGGTTCTCGTCCCGCTGGTAGTTCTTGGCCGCGTTCTCGATGACCGGCAGACCGCCCAGCTGCGCCAGCAGGTCGAGGTAACCACCCGTGGACCCCGGCGCACCCTGGTCGATCTTCACCACGTTGCCGGTGTGCAGGGTGTTGTAGAGGTCGATGTTCATGGCGTACTGGAAGAGCCCGGTCACGGTTGGGTTGGAGATCCCCAGCGCGACTTCAGCCGTCTTTTTGACTGCACCCTCGTTGGTCGGATCATCCATCGGACCAAACGGCTTGATGGTGTCGTCCCACTGATGGTAGAGCGGCGAGCGGAAGGTGATGTGCTTGTCGTTGGCGGCGTCCGGCCACTGGATGTGGTACGTCCCGGTGTTCTTGTCGTACTGCCGGGGCAGGAATGATTCGAGCCCCCACTTCACCGGACCGGGAGTCGTGTGGCTCGCCTCGATCCCCTTCAGGAACTTGATGATCTCGGGTCGCTCGACCATGACGTGGTGCTTGTAACCATCGGGGTTCTGGTTGAGGGGACGGCCGGCGAGGAACATGTTGAGCGCGTTGTTCTGGATGATGCTCATCATCGTGAACCCCTGGAGGGTGCGCCACTCCTGAGCGGCGAGAGCCGTCGCGTAGTTGCCGTCGACGGTCACTCCCATCCGATCGCGCATCATGGGGACCAGCAGCTCGGCGTGCGTCCTCCACCAGTTGGGCGCGAACAGGGCAGCCTGCGCGAAGTGATAGGCACCGGCGTTCCACCGCTCGGGCCTGACGTGTCCCATCCAGTTGTTGGCATCGTCAGCAGCCATCAGGCGGGCGCTCACCTCATCCTTCCCGGCCTTCGTGTAGACATCCTTCTGGACGTGGTAGACCATCTGGCCGAAGTGGTCGACACCATGCCAGAGCGCATAGTCCATCGTGTTCTTCATGTTGTGGAGAGGATGTCCAAACAGCGCGCCGGGAGCGTGGACTGCCCGGTTGAGCATCGACCTGGGGGGACGGTCCCCGTAATCGAACAGCCCGGGATGGTTGGTGGTGCCGATGTCCCCGGTCAGCGCGCCGGCGAAGCCCAGAGCGTGACCCATCCAGCCACCACCGTTGCTGCTGGCCTGCGGTGGCATTACCCCGGCCTCGTAAGCCTCCATCCTCCGTCGCATCTGGAGGAACGCCTTCTCGTTCTCGGGCATGGCGGGGTCGTTCATATGGTGGTCCCCGAACATCTCGTTGGTCACCCGGCCCATGTCCATCGAGGAGAAGGCAAGGAAACGAGACAGCACGTTGAACGTGTGGACCATCGGGAAGTAGACCAGCTTGGCCTTGACCCGGCCCTGGAAGGCGAGGATCTGGGCGGCGATGTTCTTGGATCCCTGGGTGCGCGTGAACGCCTTCTCCACGTTGTCGAGGTAATCCTTGATCTCGGGATGGAGGAGCCAATCCTGGAACCCCGTCCCCTGCATGTGGACCATCCCCTGCTTGCCCTTCTGCGTCTGCATCATCTTTTCCTGCTCGCCGGGCTTGAGCTTGCTGATCAGCACGGCTCCTGCGCGCCCATCCTCGTGGATGGTCTGGGTGAACCAGTGGGCAGCCTCTCGAGCATGGAGGTTCTGGAGCGTCGACGGCAGGTACTCGTTGTAGATGTTGTAGAGGTTGGTTTCAAACTTCGGGAAGATCTGGTTGGCGAACCGGGACGCGACCTCCTTGGATATTTCGCCCATCTCGTTGGAATGATCCTTGAGGATCTGGATGACCGCCTCGGGGTTGGTGTACCCCTGGCTCCGCAGCGCCGTCCGGTCAGCGTCCGTCAGGGTGATCGCCTCACCGGACTGGAGCTTGGTCACCAGCCGGGAGCGTGCTTGAGCCATCTTCAGGTTGGCTTCCTTGGGAGTGTTGCCGAAGCGGTTGGTCAGTGACACCGAGTGATCTGAAGGATTGAAGTCAATACTCAGCTGCCGGCCACCCTTGGTCTTGGCGGCATCCAATCGGACCTGCAGCTTGGTGCTGGCCGCCTTGTGGGCGCCGGAGAAGGGCTTGCCCTTACCCCACACCAGCGGGATATGGCTGGCCTGCGAAGGAGACTCGTCACCCAGCGACTGGCGTTTGCGATCGATGAGGTGCGTCAGTCGGCGGAACGCCTGCACCATCGAGACTTCCTCGGGGACCAGCTTGGCGAGGGCCTCGTGGGAGTTGAGCGCCTCGGTTAGCAGGTCGCCACGGCTATCCATTAACTTGCGAAACTTCTTGGGACTACCCAGTAGTCCGCCCTTCTCGCCACCGGCGATACCCTCCTTCTTCCACCGTTCGAACATCGAGTTGTGAAACTGGGTGGCGAACTCATCAGCCTCGAGGTGGTGGGACACTCGGTTGCCTGAGTGCAGTGAGCGCATCACCGAACCGACCACGTCCTCGGTATTGGGGATGAAGCCATGCTCGACCTGGTAGAGCAGGTTGCGGAACCCGGCCTGCGCGCGGAGCCCGTGCCCGTGGTTCGCCCAGTTGTTGATCCCCTCCTCGAAGGTTGGGATATGGGTTGGCTCAACACCATGAAGAGGGTGGCCGATTACAGCGTTTCCGGCTCGTTCCTCCGCTTGACTGAGCGTGTAATCCTGATGCTTCTGTTCATCTGTGGTAGCAACCTGCTGGCCCTTCCGATGCTCCAAAACAGCATTAGCAGCATCTTTATGGGCCGTGACAAGCTGGTCGTACTCAGCCTGCTTCGGCCCACCAACGTCGACACCTTCCAGCGGAATCTCATCCTGGCCGTGGAACCGCTGGTAGAACCGGTCGTACCCATGGATCGCATCAAGCCTCTGGATCTGAGTCAGCACATGACCGACCTGATCCGGGTTGAGCATGTCTCCAAACTTCGGCTTGGAAAGGAAGTCGACGAGATGGTCGCGGTTGGCGGTATGCGATACCCGCATCAGGTCGTCGAGGATCGCCCTGGCCTCAGGAGTCTTCTCCACCGACTGCGCGAGCTGGCTGACCTGTGAGGACCTGACCCGCCAATCCTCGGGCTGGAGGTTACCCACCCCATTCTCGAGGTCGGTGCGAATTTTGGTCTGAAGTTGCTGGAATGACCGCCAGACATCACCAGTCAGAGTTGGAGTAACCGGTTTGTCTGGCTGGAAGCTATCTACAACGGCTTTGTTCTTTGCCAGTCCATCAACCGTTGCCTGCTCAAGCGCACTTCCTAGTGCTGGATCTAGAGAACTTGGATGATCGAGTGGGTGGGATTCAATATCAGCCGGTAACCCAGCACCATGCTCACCCAGTTTGGCCCGCATCTGTGAATACAGAAGGCCCAATGCTTCGTGGTCACCTTCTTCCGCGGCCGAAGTAACCTCCTGATCAAACAGGATTGCATCCTTCTCTGAAAGGTGCTCGTGAACAAGGTTGGTCAACTCGGTAAAACGCTCGTTCCTTATCGTCCGATTCTGTGGGCTAAGCGAGTTATCGCGAAAATCAGGTTGAGTAGGAGCCTTGGGCATGATATCTGGAGTCTTTCCGCTTTCCTGCTGCCAGGGCATGGCCGCGCGCTCCGGTGAATCCTCGGCCATCCGCAGGTTCATGTAGTCCTGCTCCGTCATCCCGAACGCCTCGAGCGCCTTGAGATGGGCCGCACCGTCGATCACCCGGGCTGAGTGCTCCTGGTCGTGAAGCACGGTCAGCGCCATCTTGGGCGCCGGGGGAACGCTGACATCGGCGGCTGCTCTGGCCCTCTCCTCGACCTGGGCCCGGGTCGGAGCAGTCACGTCACTGTTCATGTGGAACTTCTTGAACTTCTCCCCGACATGCATCAGACCGCCGGCGGCATCTATCCCGGGAACGTGGGAGCCGACACGGGCGGCAACGCTGGTCAGCGACTCGTGCATCCCACCCTTGGCCATCATCGCGCCAAAGAGGATCGCCACCATCCTCTGGTTCTGAGCCTCGTCATGGAAGCCATGCCAGTTCTGGGCCTCCTGCAGGAATGTACCGGGGATGGAAGCGAGGTTCTTGAGAAACTGGTCGGGGGTGGTGCCGTCCATCAGCAGAGATGGCAGGTAGGCGGTGAGCCCCAACCGGGTGGCGTAGCTGATCCCCATGTTCCCGACCTGTGATCCGATCCCCAATGCACCCTCGGTAGCAGGCAGGGCGATCCTTCCCGCAATCGCACCGGCACCCAGCTCGGAGAGCGGAGCCATCCAGCCATACCGGACCAGCCCGGTGAGCAGGTTGGGCAGAAGGTCCTTGACGATCCAGCGGGTCTGTGAGCTGCTGTCGAGCTGGCCCAGCAGGTCGAACCCGCCCAGCGTGGCGGCATTCAACCCGGTGTTGGCCCATGAATGTTTATCGCTCCAGATGTTGTGCATCGACTGGTAGACCGCGTTGGGGTCGGCAAAGTTATTGAGCGCATCCTTCATCCTGGTCGCGCTACCCCATGTCGACTCCGCGTCGGCCTTGGTCTGACGAACCCAGTCGATGGGGTGGAGCGGGTTGAAGTCTCCAACCTTGTGCTGGTTCTGCATCCGGTTGATGAAGTCGCCACGGTTCTTGGACTGCCCCAGCGCTGCCAGTCCGCCGATGACCGGGATGTCGCTGAGTGCGCCGCCACCCACGCCGGCGGTCTGGTCGAAATACTTGCCGAGATCCCCGGTCGAGTAGTCACCCTGGTAGGACTTCTGCTGGGGCTGTGGCTTCTGCTGACCCGAACCCTTGGTGAAATGGGACTGCTGGAGTCCCGCGGTCAGTGCGTTCCGACCAGCCTCCGGGGTTTCGAGGTGCATGATGTCGGAGGCGTTGGCCGAGTCGACCAGTCCTCCAAGCGAACCACCACCGGTTTCAGCAAGGTTCGGCATCAGGCAACACGGACTTTCTGGTCCGGCATCGCCTCTTCAGACTTCGCCTCGATCTTGATGTTGGGTGCGATGTGGGTAACCGCGGTGGTGATCGGCTCGTGGTCCCTGAAGTTGGTGATCATCAGTTTGGGAGTCATCGACTGACCCATCGTGGCGAGGTCACCGACTGCGAAGACGGTGCCCTTCAGCTTGAGCGCGACGGCGTGGAGCGCGTTCTGGATCGCATCCAGCGCGACGCCCTGTGGCACGCCGCCCTGCGGCCCGGGCTGAGACATCGAGGGCGGGCGGAAGGGCATCGACTGCGGTGCCCCTCCGCCACCCTTAGCTCCACCTCCTCCGGGGAGCTTCACTCCAGGGACGTGTGGAGCCGCTTGCATGCCCTGACCGGGCTGACCCTGCGACTGCGCGCCCTGCTGGATCTGGGCCTGGCGGGCCATCTCGTCGGCCTCGCCTTCCTGGATGCGTTCCCTCATCCTCACGGGGTCCTCGATGCCGACCAACTCCATGGCGTAGATCTGGTCCCAGATCTTCCCTGCCATGCCCTGCATCGCCACCACCGTCTTCTGCTGGGTGTTCATCCCGATCATCGCGTCCCATGACACCCGGTTCTGATACCAACCGTCGATGTCGGCCTTGGGATCGAACTCCTCCCTGAACTCCTGGCCCTTCTCCCGGCCATGGATCTCGAAGGGATGAGCCAGCGACGGCACTCGCTCCTGCATCATCAGAACCTTCTGGTTCAGCCGCTCGATCCCATACCCCAGCAGCGACTGCTTGAGGTCCAGCCGGGTCGCCTGCGGCCCCTGTGCCGCGTGGATCGACCGCCCGGTCTGGATCGACGAGTGCTGGTCACCCTCGGCACGAACAGAGGATGTCCCGGCCGCGGTGTAGATATCCTGTGTGGTGCCATGGATGATATCGCCGGCGGCCGCTGGGTTGGCCGTGCTACCAAGGATCGACAGCTCACCCTCCACGTTGGAGAAGTTCACCGCCCCCGCACCAACCTCCAGCTGACCACCACTGAAGGCGTCGAGGTTCTTGCCGTGAATCATTGGGTAGGTGGCATAGAGCAGCGCATCGTCCTGTACCGCCATGGCGTAGTTCTGGCGATCCTGGAGGGCGCGTACATTGCGGATCTCTGAGTTTGCGAACTGATGCATCCCAAGATTGGACCGCACCATCTTGTTGTGCATCCACTCGGCGGGGACGAATCCCAGGTCATGCTCGACGTGCGCCACCTGCTGGTCGCCGACGACCACGGTACGCTGCCAGCGCGACAGGTAGGTGACGATGGGAACCATGTCATCTTTCTTTTTGACCTTGATCCCGTACTCCTCCTCGATGACCTCGGGGTCGTCGAGCATGAAGATGATCAGGTCGCGGAGCTGGAAGCGCCGGAATCCCTTGAGGAAGCTGGGATACCCGAAGTTGGGACCCAGCGCTGAGATCCCGACCCGGCCGATCTTCTTCTCCCTGAGCTCGGGTGGGAAGTAGGGCTCGAGGACGTAGCAGGCATCGCCCAGCGTGGGCAGGAAGAAACCGCACTCGGCCTGCTGGAAGTCCATGTCGCTCATGTCGTAGGTGTCCAGCATGTAGCGGTCGAGCTTGGTGACCTTGAGCTGCGACTGGGGACTGCCATCGGGGGGGAGGAAACGAACTTGCGGCTTGCGGCCCAGCAGCGCCTGGTAGTCGTCGACCACCGCCGCGGCCTTGTTGGCGTACACCCGGTGGTTCATCTGGTTGGACACCCCGAGATCGCGCTGCAGCGGGCGGCCCTTGGCATCCATGGCCATCACCTGGTGCGACCCGCCACCGCCGTCGGTGTCGTTGCCGTGGAAGTAGTACTTGAGCATCGAGATGTACAGCTCGTCGCGCTCCGCGAACCGCAGCTTGCGCGCCGCCGCCATCTCCATGATGTCCTCGGCGTCGTAGACGACCTTGTCGGGGTTGCCCTCGCGATCCGGTCTAACCGACATATCTCTCCTGTCCACCGCCGATTATGCGGTGCTGGCCGGGGGTGAAGTTGCTCATCCTGCCCGGACCCATCCTCGAAACGATCCTCACAGCTGGCTGGCGGCGGTATCGCCCACGCTCGTAGACCTGACGAATCCCGAACCAGATGCTCATCATGAGGTGGTCATGCTTGGACCCGACGTCACGAAGCTCCTTACGAAGACTCTGTGCACCCTGGCCTTCTTCCAGAATCGTCAGCTTGTCTGCGCGGAGGAGGGTACGAAGAATGGAGATCCCCAGTACGGGGTCGTGTTTGGTCCGTTTCTGGGTGATGTAAATGATTATCGGAACCTCCGGGTGGTACTGCTGGAACAGCATCTTGTAGGTCCCCTGCTGCTGGGAGTTCCCCTCGACTATTACGGGCACACCGTATTCCCCGTGGAGGCGCGCGCAGAGGTGGACCTGCTCAAGGGCCCCCAGCTTCATCTCTGTGCAGGCCAGGACGGTGACGGCGGGCAGCTGCTCCTCTATGGGCCAGTCGTACCGCACCACTGAGATCCCGGCGTAGTCAGCCTTGGTCGACTGCGAGCCACTGGCCGGGTCGAGGTTGATGTAGGTGACACCCTCCGCTGACAGCCCGCCCTTTGCGTTGGTCTTGGCGATGATCTGGTCCATGGACAGCAGGTCCTCCCGGCCCCCGGTGGGATCCAGCTGCATCGCGATCGCGAACTGCTCGGGACTCCACTGCCGGTAGCGGGCGAGTACCTTCTGTTTCTTCATCGGCCAGATCAGCCGGCCGCTGTCGTACTTGTAGGGCTGACGAAAGACCTGGAACCCATGTTCATTGATGAGGCGAATATGAATCGAGTCAGGATCGAACGGAGTGCCGATGTTGGCGAAGAGTCGACGAGGGTTGTACGAGGCGTCCTCTTCAGTCCTCAGCGCCTCCTTCATCATCCATTCGTAGAGACGATCACGCTCTACCTGACTGATCGACTCGGCTCCTTCGAGGTCATCGCAGATGGTCATTCCGCGGCGACCTTTTACGTCACCGGCACCTCGTCCGAAGGCGGCGAGTGAGGGATTGCGATTGCCGCGCCCCCGTCCAGCGATGGTGATCTCGTGGGAATTCCAGCGCCGAGTGGTGCCGCCGGTGGGTCGTCCAAGCCAGGGGAAGTCCCTGATGAGAGGCTCGTTGAACCGGAAATGATCTGCCACGACGTCCACCCAAGATGTAGCGTCACGGACATTTGCTCCGATGAGGATATGAGCCCCATCGGGATTTGAGGCCAGGGAAAGAATCGGGAAGATGACGTTACAGAGCGTCGATTTGCCATGATCCGTGGGGAGCATTATGTCCCATTCACCACCTCCGAACAGGGCCTCGAGGATCTTCTTGTGGAAGGGCATCAGCTGGAATCCCAGGTACGCGGTGCAGAACTCCGACATGTGCGCGGAGCTCTTGATGATGCCGCGTCGCCTTGCTTCCTCGGTCTTCCACCGGCCGGCTATCTGTGCGGGCACAGCAGGCATACAAGGCGAAGTGTAAGCCGGGGACACTCCCGCTGGAGAGAATGTCCCCGGTTCCACAGGAAGCCAGGATCAGGAGGTCAATCGAAACCCTGGCTCGATTTACTTTAGCAGTCTACCAGACAGGGATGGGGACAGGTTATCTCAGCGGAGGAAGCTGTCAGCCCTCCAGCCCAGCATCACCTGACGGCTGGGCTTGGCGCGGGCGGGGAAGGTGTGAGTGATGGCCACGGTCCAGCGGCAATCGTAGAACCCGCGCAACATGTCCCTGCACCAGTCGGCGTCGTAGTTATCGCCGACGATCACCAGCACCATGCCATCGGTCCGGCCGGCGGCAAACTCCAGGACTCGCTTCCGCAGCTCGTTGGTCATCCCCCGGATTCAATCAGCTTCTGCAGCGGGGTCTTGGGCCGGGTCCGCACCCGTGGAGGACGTGGCACCGGGCAGACCGCGAAGTGGGAGATCAGGTAGCCCTCCCCCGGTCGGACCGTGTACCAGCCATCAGGACCGATCACCACGTTCGGTGCTACACCGGGAGGTGGAACCTGCAGCGGGCTGACCTTGCCACTCTTGCGCGAGGCCACAAAGTCAACGGTGTTCCCACACCAGCGGCAGGTAGAGGATGAGGACCTCATAAGGGATAGTCTAGCCTTATCTCCGGTAGGACTCAACCTCAGTCTCGCTGCCATCCTTCTCATCCTTAAGGTGCTGCAGCGCCGCAGCCTTGGCCCGCTCCCTCAGCTCCTCGTCACCGGGAGGATAGGCGCAGTGCCAGCCACAGACCTCGCAGGTTATATGGATGAACCCGGCAGAGGTCGACACCACGAAGGTGTGCCCCGCCCCGATCCTCATACCTGCTTCAACTAGAGGTCGAGGTCAAAATGTTCCATCAGCGAACGTGACCGGTGGCAAACAGCAACGCAACGCCGGCTGCCGCCACCAGCATCGCCACGAAGGCGATCAGACAACCGGCACTGGCGATGATCGTTGTGAGGATGAACTGGTTGCTGTCCCGGCCGTCACGCTTGTCGATCCGCGAGTCGCTCTGCGCCGCTCGCTCACCCTGCTGCGCGAACTGCACCCGGCTCAGCTCCTCCACCCGCTTGGAGATCGGGTCCAGCGCCGCGTTGAACTGGGCCACCGATTGCGTCTGCGAGCTGTCCACCTGCGCCCTCAGCGTCACCGCCGCCGTCGCCACCTGGGCAGCCAGCGTGTTGGCCGTCGTCAGCTGAGTCTCGGCCGCGCGCACCAGCTGCCCCTGGTCGACGTCACGCTGGGCCTTCAGCCGCTCGTTGTTCTCGTGCCGGATCTCGTTGTTGAACTCCGAACGCAGCTGCATGACCTCACGAACGTGGGTCGCCTCGAGCGCACGGAGGTCGTCCTGGCGCTTGAGCCCCGCCTCCACCAGCGCCTGCACATTGGCCGTCGGGTCGATGACCGGACCACCACTGGAGTCCGAAGCAAGCCCCGTGGGAGTTCTGCTCGTCTTCGCCATGGTTGCCGAACAGAATACATGAGTGCTATCTTGTTCTTGCCTAGCCCGCCAAAGCAGGCTTGAGGGGCCCCTCCGGGGGCCTCTCGCTTTTTCCGGCGAAATGGTTTACCATCGACAGGCTTTGGCCAGGTTGAGATTGGATCGCTTCGGGAACGTAATCGGCTTTGCCGATGATCCTGAACCGGAGTACCACTTCGTCAAAGGCTCACAGCTACCCGAGATCGTTCACCGACCTCAGGAGGAGCCCCTTCGCCAGCGTGTTCTAACGCGAGCCGAGATCAGCCGCGTGGCTCCCGGTGGGGCTACCCGCGGCTACCAGCACAAGAAGAAGCCGACAACCAAATAATCCTCGCGGGTCGTCTGCCCGCGGAGGGCAGGTGTCTCTGGTCTGACCTGACCTAACAGCCTCGATCCCATGGGTGGCGGGACCGACAGACCGGATAGCTGGATGTCCGAGGGGCCCGACCGCTCAACAGGCGCAGGGCGAAGCTGTATCCACAACCGGGACCGGGCGCGAGGTCGGGGAGGGAGGACGGCCACCCGCGTTCATCGAAGCCCGTACCCCGGTGAGCTTGCTCACCATCCTCAGGATCGTCCTCAGAAGATAACCGTCAACGACGGAGTAGACCAAAAATTCTCGAAGCGCTTCCAACCTATACCTCCCATTCCAGTGTTTAAACCCCTGCCGTCGCCGTAGGCGCGCAGGGTAGGCCCCTCCCCCCGGGAGGGGGAGGGTGGACACGGGGATGGTGGTGCAGTACTATGGGTGTGCACAGAGGGCCGTCGCTGATACTCATCCTCACAACGTTCGATGCACCACGCAGGCGCGTAGAGGATCCACACCACCACCACGCTCAGACGATGGCTTGCTCAGGGGTACGAGCAGACACCGGCCTTCGGCCTCTTGTCTGCGTCGAGGATCGGCCCCTCCACCACCTTTCCAAGCTCCGGTCTGTCACACCGCTGCGCGGTGACGACGGGTCGCGGGTTCGCTGCGCTCACGGGCCCCTCTTCGCTCAATGGCCTTACGGCCTTTCGCTCCCAGCCTGCGGCTGGCGGGACTCTCCCGCGACCCGTCTTGACAGCCCTCCCGCCCAACGGCGGTGGTTCGGGACCTCAACCTCGACCGAGGGGGGCGTAACGCCGCCCCCTCAGACACCCTTGCTGCTGACGCCAGCCGCTCCCGCTGGTCGCTGGCGTCTCCCCCCGATCTGAGTCCCTCCTTCCGGCCGGTCCGGCCTCCCTCCGGGACAATGACTTGACGACTTCGGGGGGCCGCATCTTCGGCCTAACACTCCGCTCGTCGTATCCGCTTCGCTGCGCTCGCTCCACTCCTACGCTCCGTTCCGCCTCGACCTTCGGTCGTAGCGTTCCCTTGCGGGCTGCGCCCTCCAGGTCACCCGGTCGGTCTACGGCCTGACGGCCTTGCCTCCCTGGCTACCGGCTCGACGGCCTCAGCGAATTTTCCCTGCTCGCCCCTTCCACTCCCAAGATGGTCGCTGATCTTCGGCGTAACAGCCCGTGGCGGCTGGCGCCCGCCACAAACTGTCACACCTGCAGACCACCGGTCGCTGGCGCTCCCTGCTCCCTCTTGGTCGTTCCGGGGCTGCCCGCCCTGATGGGCGGGAGCAGGGGCGCAACGACTCGTAGTTGATTTAGATCTTGAGGGAAGGGAACGACCCTCAGACAAGGAGGACAACATGGCAGTAGTCAACAAGCGCACGCGGGCCCTCAGTGCCGACGCTATCTACATCGGCAGACCATCCCGTTGGGGCAACCCGTTCGAGATAGGACCGGATGGTGACCGAGCCACGGTCATCGCCAAGTACCGGCTCTGGCTCTGGTCAGAGATCCACACTGGCAACCTCGCGCTCACCGACCTCGCTGAACTCAACGGTCACGATCTCAAGTGCTGGTGCGCCCCAGCAGCCTGCCACGGCGATGTGCTGGAGAAGGCGGCCCGTTGGGCGCACAACGAACTGGTTCGCTCAGAACAGGAACGTCGCGACGACGTCTAACACGCTCAGGCGCTAATCGCGAGAGTCGCGCCCCGCTTCCACTCTCTCAGGGTGTGAGCCTTGGCATCATCGCACACCCTTCGGGCGTGCGAATAACGATGCCATCAAACAATCAGCAAGTCCACAGGCTTGCGAGGAGGTCAACATGGAAGCTCCCTTCTCAGGGACATTCCGCATCGCGTCCATCACCCCATCCGCCGTCGGAGCCAGCGGCAAGGCGTCGCCGCTCCGCATCTCATTCGCCATCGACATGGGAGCAGAGCGCCGTCAGCTCTCCCCGGGCGAGTGGGGTTACGCCGACGCCACCCAGTGGGCAGACGTGTCCCTGTTCCCCACCGATGAGGGTTACACCCACCTCGACGAGCGCGTCGCGTCCGGTGCGCTCAAGAAGGGTGACATGGTCGTCATCACCGGGTTCCCGGTGGCCCGCGGCTACCTTGGGACCAACGGTGAGTCCAAGGGCAAAGCGCTCGCTTCGCTGAACATCAAAAAGGCGACCGTCAAGCCGGTGTCCGAGTTGGTGGCCGAGCGCCTCAACGCGCCCCAGGTCCCGTTCTAGCCTAAGAACCTTCGGGGGGAGGTTGACCATTCGAGTCGCCTCCCCCCAATCCCTCTGGACAGGAAGTTGGAAAGACTGCCCATGTCCTCTGATGGTCACTCCGAAAGGAGCCAGTGCAGTAACCCAACCCCCGGTAAGCGGCCGCGAACCCGGCGCCTGACCCCCGATAAAGGGTCGTTTCATCCACAAATCAGGAGGTCAACCCCCAATGACTGCTTTGCAGCTTCTCACCCAGAGACTCTGCCTCAAATATGGTCCTCGCAACCCGCTGGTTCAGGGGATCATCTCTGAATACCGCGACTGGGATCCCGCCCAGCGCGCCGCGTTCGAGGACGTGATTGCGGTTGAAGCCGTCCACACCGAGGACGCCATCGCCGCTCGAGCCGCTCGCCACGCCGACAAGCTCGACGCCTTCTTTCAGCCTGACGAGTCCTTGGAACAGACTGCGCTCCTAGAACGGCTGAACGCATCGTGCAAGTGCAAGCACCCCGACTTCCAGCACTCCGACAATGCCTGTCACACCCAGGTTCCCCGCATGAAGAACGGCAAGATGATCGGCTGGATGCAGTGCCCCTGCGACGAGTTGTCTCCCTTGCTGTACGTCAGCCCCGCTGAAGCTGAGGCTGATGGCTATTGGGAGCCATGGCCCCAGTACCTCCGGGGATTGAACGAGCGGTATGTCCACCTCGCCACCATCCCTGCTCCCGCACCACCCCGGCATCGCTTCTGCCGTCATTGCGAGCGCCCCGTGAAGCACATCAAGGGAGTAGGTTGGGCGCACACCACGCCGCTGTCAGACATTCGGACGCTCTTCTGTAAGAACCCGTCCGTGGAGATCCGATGACCCTTCGACACCGCATCTGGGCGGTCCTGACCATCATCTGGGGAGCCTTCTGGCTCCTCGTGATGTTCGGCTCCATCTACTTCATCATGTGGTTCGCGTTCGCACCACTTGAAACATCCACTCCCTGACTTAGGAGGTCAACACATGAACCCCATCGGCGTCCTGCTCATCGCAGGCAGCTCCACGTTCTTCGCATTCCTGTTCACCCCCAGCGAGGACCACATCCGCTCATGGACCATCGCGATCATGCTGTTCTCAGCCGCGATGCTCTTCTGGGCACTCAACACCAGCGCCTGACCGCTTCGGGGGTTGCGGTCGGCGGGTCGAACACGAGGGTCCAGGGGCTTCGGCCCTTGGACCCTTTACCCATGGAGCCGGTGGCCGTCGTGTCGCTACGCGACGCAATTGACCTCAGGTCGGTCAGCCCAACTTCGTCGGACTCTCCCCCTGAATCGGTTGGGTCCGGGGTTGGATCGTTTGTTCGGGCACTGAAGAGGCCGCAGAATTTATTTGGAGGAGCAATTTGGCAGCAGCGAGGATCCCCCGGGTGCTGGTGGCGGTGGGGAAAGGATGGACGGAGCATGATCCCGAGGGAGAGGCTCTGAGGGCGGTGTACGCCGCGCTACCGATTGGAGCGACGATCAGGGTGTTGTGTTCCGAGCAGGATCGAAAGATCTGTGAGCAGCCGCACGGGTTTCGCTTCCTGAACATAACCCCGTAAAG